TTTAACACAATTATAAACAGGGAAAGCCGAAGCCCTTTTAAGTAGGCACAGAAACAGAATATATGAGAACAGAAAAAATCAAAGAAAAGTATCACCATTATGGCTTAGACAAAGAAGATGTTTTTAAGCATCAACACTATGTCATAATCACAAGAAGTGGGATTGATAAAATCCAAGCAATAGAAAACATACACATTGATTATGATGTTGTAAATTGTGAAAAGGACTTTTGTGTAGTAAAAGCAAATGCACGAAAAGAAGGAGCTTTCATACAAACATTTGGTTCAGCTTTAAAGGGTGGATTTAAGGATGGTAATTGCAACACTTGGTATGTTATGGAAATGGCAGAGAAACGAGCTATGAGCCGTGCCGTATTAAAACTAACAGGCTTCTACGAGTTAGGAGTATTTGGTGAAGATGAGGCAGAAGATTTTAAACAAAGTAATAACTAATAAATAATAAAAAAATGAATGTAATTGGAAAACTAATTAAAAAACTAGATGTTGAATCAGGCATCAGTAAAACAGGCAAGGAATGGAGAAAGCAATCTATCCTTGTAGAACAATCAGGAACAGACTACAACAAAGAAGTAGTAATAAGTTTTTTTGGTGATAAGATGAAAAGCATTAGAGATGTTGAAGAAGGTTCTGATGTCAATGTTTCTGTCAATTTATCTTCAAGGGAGTTTAACGGAAAATACTATCATAGTATTGATGGGTGGTTCTGTGCTGTATCAGGGAAAGAAACTGTTGGAGAAATTGAAGAAGATTTATTCTAATGACAGCAGAAGATAACTTTAAAAACCTTTGCGACCTCACTACTAGTGTAATGGGGTTGCCTAAAGGTTCTTTGGCTTACAAAAGCCGTAAGATAGAACTACAAGTACCAAGAGCAGCGGCAGCAGTTGTTGCTTCAATGGATAATATACATTGTACCGTAATTGCTAAAGTATTAAATCGTGATAGGTCTTTAATATATCACTATAATAAAATGCATTCGCCTAATTACTCCTCGTGGGAAAAATATAGGAATACATTTAACCAAATCTATATGGCTTATACAAGTTTGGAAAATGCTAAAAAAGAATTTTTTGATTTGCAACATTTAAAAGACCATCTAAGACAGGCTGATATTTATAATAGCGAAAAACATCAGACTACAATTAAGATAAAATGTGGCAAAGTAGGAACAAGTATTAAAGTTTCTTATAGAGAATTTTATGATAAATTGGAATTGTGTAAATTAGCACTCCAAGATTATAAATATCAAATTGAGATAATTTAATGGAGAAACCTAACTATTATGCAATATTGTCAGCAGAAATAAGATATGACAATAGACTAAGACCTAATGTAAAACTATTATATGCTGAAATTACAGCTTTATGTAATATGAATAGACAATGCTTTGCTTCAAATAGATATTTTGCAGAACTTTATGGGAAAAGCAAAGGAACAATTTCTGGTTGGATTAATGAACTTATAAAATATGGGTATGTTGCAGCAGAATATACTTATAAAAATAATACTAAAGAAATTGATAAAAGGTATATCAAAATTCTTAAGGGGGGTATAACAGAAAACAATCATACCTTATTAAAGAAAACATTAAAGAATAATACTATAAAGGATAATACTAATATTACATATAGTAATAACGAAAAATCTACAATGTCAAAATTAGATATACAAATTAATGAATGGCAAAAAGCAAAAGATTTATTATGAAATTATTAAAACAAGAAAATATAGAAGAACTCAAAAAAAAGGTATTAAATTTAATAGCTAAAACTTCAGTAGAAATTGGACATAGAACAGATGCTAAAACTTTGGCTAGTTTAAGTAAAATATTTGCTCAGGATTTAATACAAGAAAAGCGTTTCGGAAATATGACTTTCAACCAAATAGAAGATGCCTTTCATTTAGGCGTAAGATTTGGCAAAGAAGAACCTTTTTTAAATATTAGAACATTTTACCGTTGGGCTTATGCTCATAAAAAAGAAAGATTAGATACTGCTTATTACGAAGTACATACATTAGGAAAAGACCCTAAGACAATACCTTATTATCAATCACAAAAACTTTTAAAATGAATACAAGACAAACATCAATAGATTGCTTTAATGAAATTAAAAGAGATGGTTCATTATCCAAAATGAGATTTGAAGTTTATTCAGCTTTATTTTCAATGGGCAAACCATCTACAACCAGAGAGGTATATTCAACAATGAATGTTGATAAACAAGAAGCAACAAGATTTACTGAACTAAGAAAACTTGGAGTAATTTATGAGGTACAAAATAGAAAATGTACAGTTACAGGAAGAACATCAATAGAATGGGATTTAACTGATAAATTACCTGTCGATTTTAAAAACCCGAATAAAACCAAACAACAAAAAAAGAATGAAGCTTTAGAATCTTTGCGTAATTTATATAAAAAAAGATACAAAAAAATAAATGATGACACGATTGATGAATGGAAAACAGTTGCTGATTTGATTAAGAACATATGAAGTCAATCAGTAAATTAAAAAAAGAACTAGACAAATGGTTCAGTCTTTATATAAGGCTAAGAGAATCAACCATTGATGGTGTAACGCAATGCTTTACTTGTGGAAAAATTGATTATCATAATAAATTACAATGCGGTCATTTTCAAAGTCGCAGACATCTCGCTACAAGATGGGATGAACAGAATTGTCAAGTCCAATGTGTAGGTTGCAATATGTTTAAGGCAGGTGAGCAATTCAAATTTCATCTTAACTTAAATGCAAAGTATGGTGAAGACACTTCAATTAATTTGCAACATAAAGCTATGCAAAGCGTTAAAATTACTAGAGTAGAATATCAAGACTACATAAGTTATTACAAAGAAGCTGTTGAAAACTTAAAAAAAGAAAAGGGAATAGAATAAAAATTTTCTTAAATTTGGCAGATGATAAAGCCAATCTATTCAAGTATAGAACATCAGACTATAATTGAAACTTACATAACTATGTGTGAGGAGTTCGCAAAAGATGTCAGTTCAAAGTCAAGATACAATAATTACTTAGATGTTATTGATACTATCTTGGAATACCATAACAACTACGGAGCAGGGGCAGCAGAGAACAACTGGTATGACTGGTTGGTCATCATACCTATTAATGTCTCAGTAGCAACAAATGGATTTTTTGCAGGGCTGGAAACCAATAAAAATAGAGCAACAATAAGAGCTTACAAGACAATTTTGAATGAAATGGTAGGAGAGGTTGTAACCAAGATAGACAACTTAGAAGAACCAAGTGAATAAAATCTATCTTGAAATATCAAAGCTAAGTGATAAGTTCAAGACAATGTGTTACGGACTTACTCAAAATAAAACAGATATTGATAATGCCGTTCAAGAACTTTTCTTGTATTTTATGCAGATGAATCCTGATACTTTAAAAAAAATATATGACAAAGACGGATTAGATGGGATTACTAAATATGGTGCAGTCGTTTTACGCAGGGCTTTAACAAGTCCTAGAAGTCCATTCTATTATAAGTATGAAAAATATTATACACATATTGATAGTGCTTGTTATTCTACTAGCACAACTTTTAGTAATGATGATGTGGCTTATAATGTTGCTAATAATAAAAACATATCAAATATTCCGAATGAAAAAGTAGAAACTTATCAATGGGAAAAATTAGAAGAAGTGGACAAAGTGCTTGACACTTTACATTGGTACGATAGAGAACTATTCAAGTTATATTATTATGAAGGCAATACACTTGATAGCCTCGCAGAGAAAACTAGAATAAGTCGTAACAGCCTTTTCACTACAATAGATAAAGTAAGAGAAATACTAAAAAAAGAATTAGTAGATGAATAAGTTTTTTGTGCCTAATGAAATATATGAAGATAGAATGGCTATCTGCAAGGAATGTGTTTACTATTCTAAGACTTTAGGACAATGTAAAAGATGTTTGTGTTTCGTAAAATTGAAGGCACGTCTTGCCCCTATGGCTTGTCCACAAAAGTTTTGGGATAAGACTACTGAGATGAAAGCTCCTGATGACTTACCTCAAGAGATTATAGATGAAATATTAGATATGTGGAAAGATTTACAAACAGGCAGAGCAAAAAATGTAGCAGCTAAAAAAAGAATGATAGAAACTTATAACACAATATACGGTACTAATTATGGAACAGGAACTAATTGTGGTTCTTGCTTATCAACTTGCTTTGATGGAATAAAAAAACTATATAATAAATACAATGAATAAAAAAACTTATAAAACAATTAAATGGGTGTTAAAGCAACAAATTGAAAGTGCCACTAAAACTCTTTGGACTTGGAAACAAGGCAAGAATGAAAACTTTACTTGTATATATGAAAATTACAATGATGACTTGCCAATATATACACCTACTCAATTACTAAAAGAAATAGAAGATGCCGATACCAAATAATTACTACACCATGAAAGACGAAACAATACCAGAATACTACAAAGGCAAGAACGGTTACATGGCAAAAGATGTCGTAGCTAATTTTGACCTAAGCTATAATGTCGGAACAGCAGTAACTTATCTCTTGCGTTCAAAGAACAAGCATAATGACGGAGGGCTAGAAGATATTAGAAAAGCTATTAACCACCTACACTTTGAATTAGATGTACTAACTTCTAAGACTAGAACAGGAGCTTTATCACCAACAGGCACTAACAAATGATAAATCACGATACAATAGAATTAGTTACCTGGAAACAAGTAGTCAAAAGATATGGCTATAAAGAAAGTAAAAATAAAGGCACTAAATTTGGAATAAAACTAGAATTAAATGGAATGAATGAAACGCAGTTTATATGGTGCGAAACTAATTTAGAAAGAAAGAAATTATATAAGACTATTATAAGAATAGCTAAAAAAGAAAATAGAGATTTAAAATTAATAGATTAAAATGATTAAGTATATCTGCAATACTTGTAATGACACTAAGTCACTTCAAAAAGCTATTATTAAAGTAATAGACGGAAAGGTAAGAACACAAGAAGCGTATTGTAAAAAGTGTGATGATTGGATGCAAGAAGTTGAAAAAGACTTTGACGGATTCCCTTGTTTAATAAGAACCGAACCTTCACTAAGTAAGAAAGGTGATAAACTTTGGGATAGTGCTAAAGAAAAGTTATGTGGTGAAAGAGGTATTAACGAACCTTTTGATTAATGAAGTTTGTAATAAAAGATAGTAAAGACAAGCAAAGCCTGATAAACTATTTAAAAGAGTTAGGCAATGATTATATAGTAGACGTAAAGAAGCAAAGAAACAATAGGTCTAATATGCAAAACAATTACTATTGGAAATGTATAGTACAAACACTATCAGAAGAACTTGGCTATTTTCCAAATGAGATTCATGATATACTTAGAGCTAAGTTTTTAAATGAATGGGAAATGTTAGAGATAAACGACAAGAAGATAGGAATAAATAAAATAGGAAGTACAGCTACACTAGACACTAAAGCCTTTGAAGTATATGCAGACCAAATAAGGATTTGGGCTTTAACAGAACTAGGTATAAGATTAATGCTACCAAATGAATACGAGTAATTTCTATTATATAACATAGGATTGAATAATCAATCTTTTTCAATTATGGATAAACGAATAAACAACGGTGGAGCAAGACAGGGTGCAGGGCGTAAG